TCTAGTGTATTATTAAGTGTTGTAGCACCATCTACATTCAAAGTGCCATCAAGTTGCTGATTGCCATCAACATTTAACTCAGAATCAAAATCAACATTACCTGTAACATGAAGTTCTCCAGTTACATCTAATTCTTTATCTGGAAGAGCATTTTTAATACCAACCTTAGTCATCCTATAGATTGGACTAGTAACATCATTAGGAGTACTATATCCCCACAAATCACTAGTCTGTATTCTAGCAATATCAGTAGGATTATCTGGATCGGGTATAGCAACTACTGTATCAGTACCCAATCCAAGACTATTAGTTTGTACAAAATTAATAGTAGAAAATGTTTGAGCAGTTCCAACAGTTGGAAGATAATTACCTTCATCCTGAACATATATTCCCTCCATAGCAATCGGAGATGCTTCTGCCCATCTTATACCTTCACCATCTCTCTTTAAATAATATCCATTAAAACCAACAGAATCAGCAGAGTCATAAATGTTTCTATCAATTTTTATACTACCAGCAGCAACCATCTTTAGTGCTCCATGACTAGCACTATAACTTGGGAAATTGAGAGGATTTGTGGTTCCTATTCCAACGGTACCATCACTTGATACTATAAAAGCTTTATCTTCACCTTCAAGAGGAAGTCCACTAACAGAAGTACCACTAGTATTAGGTCCTCCAACTTGGAATCTATGAATAGGTAAAGTATTAGCTATACCAACCCTACCAATACTATTTGCATCAGCAGATAATACAGTTCCTGCAATACCAACATCTAGTCTTTGTCTAACTAATGCAAATTCAGTATCTAATTTTCCTTCAATAAAGACATCATCTCTAAATGTAGCAACACCAATAAACTCTGAGTTCTTAAGAACCTTTAGACTATCAACTACTAGATCTTTAAAGACATCTGCTTGAAAATCATAATTAAGTTTTCCATAAATATAAACGTTTTCAAATATGGAATCACCATCATGTGCGTTTTGATTACCGTAATTCTGTGTCATATATTATTACCTAACTTGTTAAACTATTAACTGCTGTTTCAGCAGCTATACCTGCCACAGGACCACCATATGCAGTAGCAGCAGTTTTAGCAATAGAACCAAGACTAAAACCACCAAGACCACCTGATGCATATCCTGCTGCTAATTTTCCAGCAAGGCTATTAGTCACAAAACTACCAGAAAATGCTGTGAACATATTACTTGTTTTAAGTATATCACCAATATTACCACCTTTAGTAGTTACATGAACCTTATCACCAAAAATTACAACTTCATCAGTTGCACCTGGTTCTTCATATCCAATACGAACTTTACCACCCTGAATAACAATATCATCAGCATCAAGTGTAATTTGAGTACCTTTAATTAAAACAGCACCTTTAGAAGCAACAATATTAGCATCACCATTATGAACTGTTAATGCATAGGCATCCTTTGCCTTTCCTTCAGATGCTCCCTTAGCACCACACTCTACCTGTAGTGTTTTATCTGCATATTGACGTGATAAACCACTACCCTCATGAAGACTTTGATTATATTTTACACCATCTTTTGTAACTGAACGTAGAATATACGCTGTTTTTCCAGCAGCACCTACAGCATCTGTACCAGATTCTATGAGAAATTGCTGATTTAATCCCTCTATTATACGATTCTCTTGTGCCATTATGAATCTCCAGGATTAGGGAAATTACCAACACAATCAATAGATTGAATAAGTTCTTGTTGAACTATTCTAGGTTGAGTACTCATAACAGGACGAAGAATAGCACCTACACCAGGATTTTTAATTATTAACTTAGGTATATAGGTATAAGGTTTTTGGCACTTAATATCAACACTATCAATTCTACCATCTTTAATATTAAGTTCTAAACATTCATCATTATCAATATAAGCAGAATCATAACCAACACCAGGATCTTCAACTATAATTTTATCAATATAAACTTCACCTACTTCTGCAGGAGAGTCAACTGGATAATTTTCACCTTCACTAGTGATAATAATATCAGTAATTTGTCCATAAGTAGGAGAATTTATATTTTTATCAATAATTGCCTTACCAAAAGCACCTTTTCCTTGATTACAATTATCAGTAAATGAAACATATGGTGCTTCAGTATATCCTTCACCTGGATCATCCAACTTAACACCAACAATACTTCCAGTTCTTCTAATATCACCATATAAATCTTCTGGATCGATTTTATCTATAAATTTACCAAGAAGAACCTTTCCTGCACCACCTACACCATTTCCACCAAATAATGATATTTTAGGTGCACCACACTTAAATATATTTCCTGCATAACATTCAGCATCGAGATTAGTATCAGCATCGCCAACCTTAGAACCAAACACTTCCCATTTACCATATTTTTCTTCAAATTTATTTACTTGTTTTGTAATTCCAGAAATAGGTCCACCTTTACCTGGAATTAATGTATCAATTAAACCATCTTTCTCTATTTTGTCAAAAGCCTTATTTGCAGATCTAAAGGCACCTTTCATAAAACCTTGTTGCTTATTAGTTCCTTTTGGTTCTTCAGCATTTCCATCAATAATATAATTATCAGTAGCAGGACAATCTTTTTTAGAATCTGAGCAATTAAAGAAATTACCAATCTTCTTCATTATATTAACTCCCTTACTAAGTAAACCTTTAATTTTCATCGCACCACCCATTAGTTTACTTAATGGACCTGTAAAAGGAGAAACAAACCCATCAATCATCGAAGTTATCTTATTAGTTATTGCACCTACAAATGATTGAGCAGCACAAGCAACACCATTCAATACATTCTTTGCCATACCAGTTAGCATATCAGTAATGGTATCTTTTAATGCATTTGTAACTTTATTTGCTAGACAACCAACTGCATCAAATATTTTCTTAATCGGTCCTATCAAACCTTTCTGCCATCCAACAACTGCTTTCAATGCTTTACCAAATTTAGGAATTGCATTAAATATTTTCGATGCACCCATATCTAATCCATTACTCACCCACGAAGTTAATCCATCAGAAAGTGCATTTGACATTTGCCCAACAAATTTCTTTGCCTTACCACTAATTAATTTTGTTACTCCTTTAATTTCTCCAGCAATATCAATATTTTGAGCTCTAGATATTAAATTTATAAAATTATCTAAAGTTGTTTCTACATCACTAAAGAAATTGTTTTTACAAGGATTTGCCTTAATAACTTTTGTACCTGTAGTATCACTATCACTTGATACACCATCACCTTTACCATCACCATTACCATTACCATTACCGTTCTTATTCCAATTAGGATTGTTATTTTTATATTGTTCCCATCTTTCATTATCAGTAAATGCACCTGATTTAGCTGCTGGACTATTCTTAGTCTTATTCAACCATTTTATCTTTGCATCTGTCTCTGCCTCAGATTCTCCAATTGCCTGTTCAAAAAAGTTTTTATTATTAAAATATAAATCTAACTTTTCACTATCAAAATCATTTATGTCCGTATTAGTATATGCATTTACACCTCCCAATTCCGTAGAATAATTATCTGTAAGACTTTTGATTTGTTTTTCCCACCCTTTAGGATTAATCTCTATAAGATTAGTATATGCTTTAATTTGAAACTCCGATAATTTGTCTGGTGGAGCAGCAATACCATTTCCATCACCATTTTCAGTAGTAAAACCCATCAATAATGTTGTTTCTCCACCCTCAACATCTCTATACAACCTCTCTTGGCCGTCATCTTGAATACTTGTTCTATAACTTGAAGTCATGTTATTTCTATCCGTACTTTATTTATTAGAGGTATTAATACATAGTAAATGCTTCATCAAGTTCTTCTTGAGTTGCATTCATTGCATCTTCCCATGCAGCTTCATCAAAGGGATCTTCCCATTTACCTTTATCTGCATTATATTCTTGGTTATCATATCTTTGACATTCTCTTCCAATCTTATATTGAACTTCTTTTACTTCAGATTCATCAGCACCATCAGAAGTTCCTAGTGCAACCTCTTTTGAATTACTTATATTTAAATCTCTATCAACTTTACTATAGACAAATCTTGATTTATTAATATTACGTTCTGCCTTTAATTCTTCCATTATAGGCGAATCTGGTCTTACTCTTGTAATACCATTCTTATCAGTATAATAATCTTTTTCTTCTGCTTTCCTTCTCTTCTCAGCAGACAATCTTCGTATATCATTTATATTTTTTGAAGGAGTATCACTATTAACAAATTCTTCACCTACTTTTGTCAATGGTGTTTCTGGTCCTGGTATTGCACCATCAACTGGTTCTTTTTCAGTACTTATACCTTGTTGTTCTAAACTATCATCTGGAGATTTTCTTTCGTCATTGCCAGGTCCTGTAGATGGGCCTCCCAATGTAGGAGTATCTACTTGACCATTACCACTAAATTCTTGTGTACCTGTTATGCCAGTTGGATCTATAGTTGCATCAAATCCACTCTCTATAGCAAATTTACCATCAATTTCACTTATTTTTTGATTTCTACCAAAAGCAGATAAAATAACTGGAAACCCCTTATTAGGTGCTAAAAAAGCACCAAGAACCATATCACCAGGAGATAATCTTATAGTTGCAAATCTACCTGCAGCACCTGTTCCACCAGTTGTTGGAATTAATGCAACTGCAGTATGAACATCTATATCTGGAACATCATCATTCTCAGAATATTCTCCTATAATACGAACCTTATATCTCCATCCCCAATATTCTTCTCCACCTGCACCAGAAAGTTGAGCCTTCTGAGCATCAAAATTTACTATCTTTCCAATCCAAAAAGATATATCTTTACCAAAAAATGTCTTCTTTAATGCCATATCTATTTGTTATTAACGTATAGTCCGTAAGTATCACGAGCAAGAGTCATAGAAGTATATGATCTAGTAGTATCAAAGTGATGACACAAATGTAATATCAAGTATTTACCACTTTGCTGTTCATCCAATGCACCCAACTCTTTAGAATCACCTTGTCTTTCAATTTCACATCTAATTACATTCCCTGCTCTTAATTTTAAATTACATGGGACTTGTATCTCCATTAACTGAGAATGAAGAAGATTATACCTCATAGGAGATTTTGCTTGCCATGCTCTTGGATCATTATTTGGATTAATATCAGTAGGATTTAAACTACCAATATCTAAAACATGATAGTTAGTTGTACTATATGATTTAGGTTTTAATTTATTAGTATAAGGAACTCTTTTACCTAAAGTTTGTTTAGGTGGATTTGTTTTAATAGAATATATACTATCTTCTACTTCCAGAGTATGTGGATTAAAAAATACATTACGAGAATTAGTCCACTTTAAGGCATCTTCAATATTTTGATCCTTAATAACATTTGGTGGTAACAAAATTCTAAAGTCATTTTCATCATTATCTAAGTTTGATTTTAAACCACCATTATAAGTATAGATTTCAACTGCATCTTGAGATATCAAAGTGTCAATAGATTTAAAATTAAATCCATCCTGAGTTTCATAAAAGAAAAATCCAGGATCTCCACCATTCTTAGGAATAGATCTTCTACATAAATCAGTTATTAAGTCTAATCCACCAGTCGCAGCAGAAATAAATTTATAATTATTCTGAGTATCTTCTATATCTGTCTTTGATGCTGGTATATTTAAATCATTTAAAATTGACTTAACAGTAGCACTAATAGTAGGACCTTCATACTTTTTACAATCATTTTTAATATCTAAATTTTCGTATGTGGAATTAGATTTTAATGGAAGAAATACTGATTGTCGATTTGCTTCTTGTGCAATAGTTGGTACACCATTTACTGTAAATGGATTTTTTGAGAAATCTAAAGTACCAGATTTAGATGCTATTTTTACAATTAATTTTTCATATCCAGTAAGAGGTAATGAAGATTTAATACTTCCCTTTCTTTGCTGCTTATCTTGATGTGATGATGCATCAATAGATGAACCAGCATCAAAAAATATTAAACTACCAGTTACTTCAGGAGAATAAACACTTTCATAATAATCAAAACTTGTAGTTTTTCCCTTTATGTCTGCAGTCTTATTAGGTTCTTTTTGAATGAACATTTTCTCATATATTGATGCTCTTGCTGCACTAGCCATTTATTATCCCTCCTATACTTCTACTTTTTGTGTTGCAATAATAACAGTGGTATCACCATCATTACCACCATTATTTAATGATTGAAGATCATTATTTTTATTCACTGGAGTAAGTTTCATATAATCTTTTCTCTCTAGACCTTCTTTATTGATAAACCTAGAAAAAAGAGGTCTAGAGTTATCATCCTTTCTTCTTACATGTCCATTCTGATCAACATAATAAGTATTAATCCTCTCTTCATCATCAGTAGTACCAATCAAAGGATCATCTTTATCTACAGTATCAAAACTCTTTTCCAGTTCTTCCCAAACACTCTCTTTATCCTTTATATTAGAATCTATATCTGTATTGCGTAATTTTCCGTCCTTATTAATAATTGGACTAAGTTTTTTCTGTATATCATCAGATATATTTTTTAATTGAGTAAATTTACTTTTTATATCTTCAGCATCAATTTTCTCAACCCCCTCTTTAATTTTTTTCCGTAACCCCTTACTATTATCCCAAACACTAATTAAACCTTTACCAAAACCTACAAATATATCTGCAATTTTATTAAAGATAGGTGCATTATCTTCATAGAAATTCTTTAAAGTTTCAACAAGACCTTCCAATGCATTTACAAATATTCCACCTATAATAATTCCAAAAAGACTTTTTGCTTTACCAAATATACTTCCTTCAGCATTTATCTTTTTCTTTTTATTTGGTGCTTTCTTAGATGGTGGAGTAGATTCTAAAGATGTCTCTTTCATTGATATTGCTTGTAATTTTATTGCATCTTCTCTTAATTTATCATTATCTTTTTTAATTTTAGATATCTTCTTACTACTACTAAGAAGAACACTCTTAATATTAGTTACAGTTAATCTTAGTTGTTTTACTTCAGTTTTCATTATGCACAAATACCATGTAATTCTGGTGTCTTAGTCATATAAGAATTCATAGGATTAACTGAAGAAACATAAGTAACCTCAGTTGATTCTGGTAATGCCATCTGTTTTGTAGATGGTTGTTTCTTAATAGTACCCAAATCCATTTCAATTAGATTTACCTTGGATTTTGAAAAATTAGATATATCATCTACAAATTTAGGAACATTATGATTTGCTACTATATTTGCTTTTTGTCCAAAATAAGCTAATTCTGGTCCACGTTCACCAACCAATGTCAAACCAAGAGTTTCTCCACCCATTGCCTTCTCTTTAACATCTTCCATCGCTTCTATTCTTTCAATTTGATCTTCAATTTCGCTCCTCTTTCCCCATAAAGACCAATTTTCATTCGCCAATTGTTGTTTCAATAATCTAAGGGTTTCTTCTTTACCTAATGATGCTACACTAGCATCTATTCTCTGATCATTTGAACTTTTACCAAATAATGCTGGACCCCAAGCACCAAAAGAGAATAGTAACGCACCAATTCCAAGAGGACTTGCTAAGAGTTTAGCGATAGTAAGAAGTCCACTAACTGCTCCAACAGCTCCAAGTAATTTACCACCAACAAATAAGGCACCAGCAGCTATTAAAATCTTATCAAAATTTTCCATTGTCCATTGAAATATTTCTTTCAACTTTGCTCTATTCTCATCACTCTTTAACCATTCAAATGCTGCATTAATAGCAATACCTGCACCAAGAAGTTTAACTACTTGAATAAGTTTACCTAAATTAAAAGTATTTGCTATACCAGAACCAACCTTACGTATTCCTGAACCTACACTTTTACCTATACCCTTTATTCCTTCTAGTCCCTTTTCAGCAATACTCTTTCTCATCATATCTTTTTGTTTTTTCAATCTTTTAGTATCTTCCTTTTCTTCAGCAATTCTATTTGCAAAATCCAATGCTAATGCATTACCTATATCTTTAAGAACACTGTTTGTTTCTTGTATCTGTTCCTTTACACCCTCAAGAAGTGGATCTTTTACTGGTTTTAAACTTTCACCAATGGCAATTCTTTGTGCTTGTAGAACCTTTTTGATTAAAGTAATTTTCTTAGCATTAGCAGCAACTTTTTTTGACAAAGCACTTCCTGCTGCAAAAGCAGAACCCATAAATTTAGCAGGGTTTACTTTTGGATTATTATTCTTATTGTCTGAGGTTGTTACGTTAGCCACTTTGTTGTGCTTTCAAATTTTCTTCTTCGATATACTGTTTTAATAAAGTAATATAGATTTCTCGTTCCCAAGGAATCATATTTTCAATCTCTGTTAATGAATATTTATGGTGTTGAACTAGGGCAAAATTTACCTTATAGTATGACTCAAGATTAGTATGAGCCATACTTAAGTGAAAAAACTTGCTAGTCCCTCCAATACCACTTCAGATTCAACTCCAGTTGCTGGATTTGTTACTTTAACTTTATGAGAAAGTTTAGGCATTGTCTCAAAAAACTTTTCAACAGATTTAAATTGTTTACTATTTAACTGTTCAATAAATTCTTCTAGTTCTTGTTGTGTAGAATCAGAAGCATCCCAACTTTCTTCATTATCATAAATCATATCAATACATGATGTAATCATACTCAATGATTTATTTACATCACTTTCTTTATCAGATTCAAAATTATTATCAATAAATTCAACTATTGATGGATACTTAAGTTTCATAGAATATTGATTATCAAGTTTAATAATATTCTTATGCCCTTTAGTTTTTTGAACTTTAATAGAATCAATATTAATTTCCATCTGGACTGATGTTTTATTATCATCAGGGCAAGTCACATTAACTTCAACTGTTTCTCCAACAGATTTTGCACGAACATTCAAGAACAAATATTCAATATCAAAAGTAGAAAGTTTAGAAACATCTACTCCTTTTGTGATAATACAATCACTTAATATTTGAATAATAGCATTTGTTATTTCTTCATTATTTTCACTCTCCAATGCCATAATAAGAATCTTCTCTTCCCTTACGAGAAAGGGACGATATTTAATTTTCTTATTATTAGAGGGTAAAATCAACTCATAAGTTGGAGTATTAATCTTTGGTAATGGCATAATGTTTTCACACTTCAGTAATTTTATTTATAGGGGTAATTTTAACTATTTTAATGGCAGTATAGATTTATATACTCCACCACCCCGATTTACCGTATATCTATCATAATTAAAAGTAACTGTTACTTTCAAAAGATCTGCTGCTCCATAAGTAACAGGTAAAGATGTAATAGTTTTTGGAAAAGCATTCTTAAATGAATACGACAAAGTTCTTTGAATATTCTTTTCAAACTTAGTAATTGTCATTGTATTGACTTTATAATCATCTGGATATCTAAATCTTCTATAAAAATTTTTAGCTTGTGAATTAACCTCTGCACCACTAGAAATATATTCCATCCATCCTTCAAAAATACTTAAAGATGTATAGTCCTCATCAACATAAAAAGTAAAATCAATATCAGTATATAAACGAGTATGAGCAAACTCCTGAGGAATACCCATAAAATTATCCTTTACTTCTCCTGTTGCAAAAGCACTTGCTGGTAATGATGCCTCAGAACATAATATACCCAAATCTCTAGATAAGAAATTTTTAGCATTATCAATTCCTAATGTTAATAAGTAATCAGTTATTGTCTTATTCAAAGATGAAAAATTAACTTGATATTGATTCGATAACGACAGTTTGCCAAGTTTCTCCTTGACTTCTGACATCGTTATTCTTTGTACTATACCCTTTGCCACTCTAAATACCTTACGAGTCTTATATTATTTCTATTTAGATGGCTTATAAAGGAAAATTCAGACCAAGCATTCCTAAGAAGTATAAAGGAGATTATACCAACATAATATATCGTTCTTTATGGGAACTAAAGTTTATGAAATATTGTGATAGTAATCAAAATATTTTAGAATGGGGAAGTGAAGAATTCTTTATTCCTTATTTGTCTCCCATAGATAATCGTGCTCATAGATACTTTCCAGACTTCTATATTAAGGTACGAGAAAATAATGGACAGGTTAAAAAATATGTAATTGAAATCAAACCAAAGAAACAATGTATAGAACCAAAAGTACAAAAAATAAAAACTAAATCATACATTCGTGAGGTATGTGAGTATGCAAAGAATCAAGCAAAATGGGAAGCAGCAACAGAATATTGTAAAGATCGTAAATTAGAATTTAAAGTGTTAACAGAGAACGAACTAGGTATTAAATAATGGATAGAATCGCAGAAATATCAGATAACTTAATTGGAGTTGAAAGTCCTGATGATTTAATGTTAGAAATACTAGAAGCACTACCCGAAGCAGAAGGAGCTCCTGAAGCAGGAAACTATTATACTTTTGTATATCAACCAAAAACACCTGGTATTAGATATGATGAATTTCCTCTAGTTGCAGTCACAGATGTGTTTAATTGGGGTTTCAAAGGATTGAATTTTCATTGGGGAAATGTAAGACAATATACATGGCAAGAAATGATTGGGAACTTACATATTGTGTCTTCAAATGAGATAGAATCCTTAAGGGGAATACCTTATGGAAAAATACGTCTAAATAGTTAAAATAATTATAAAGTAAAAGATATGCCTTGGCCACTTGCAGCAGCAGCGTTATTACTTGGTGGTAGTGGTGCTGCTATGAAATACTATAAGAGTGATGCTGACGAAAAGCATGATGCAAATATTAATAATGGAGATAATAATAATGGTGATACTGTAGTAGTAACAGATGTAACTGAAAAAGATAAAACAGATATTAAAAATGAAAGTGAGTTAACAGATTTTCTTGAAAAATCTGGAAATTATAAGAAAGAAGATAAGGATGGTGGAACAGTACTTAGAAAGACAGAAAAAAATAACAGTAAATGGACTTCTTCAACATCATATAATATTAAAAAACCCTTCTATACAAGAGGTGGTATATTAAGATATCCGTTAGAAGCAATGACAGAATCAACGGACTATCTACAAATTGATATTAGAAAATATGAGCCAATTAAAGAAAGAAATGACACTTTCGCAACTATACCTGGTAATAGAAGAATTAGACGTAAATCAAATGTTCCTGGTGGATTAACTAATCATTCATTAGTTAATAAGGGAACTGTTTTATTGCAAATACCAGCAAATATTCAAGATGGTAACTCAACATCTTATGGTGAGTCTAAACTGAATACTATAGTAGGTGCTGCACTAGGTGGTGGTGTAGATTTGATGGAAGGTATGGGTGCTGCTCTTGGTGGTGAAGGAACTACCGAACAAAAGGTTACCAACGCTATCGCAGCAGGATCAGGAGCTCTTCAAGATGCTTTTAACAAATCTGGTGTTACTTCTGATGCAGCAAGATCATTAATTACTAAAAAATTAGCAACAAGTGCAGCAAGTATATTTGGGCAAAACGTATCAGTTAATCAACTATTAGCCAGAGAAAGTGGACAAGTATTTAATCCAAATATGGAGTTGTTATTCAACGGTCCTACCCTAAGAAACTTTAGGTTCTCATTTAAAATGATGCCAAGAAGTCAAGAGGAAGCAGAACAAATAAAATTAATTATTAGAAGTTTTAAAATGAATATGGCACCTAAAGTAACTACTACAACTAATGTTGGAACTTCATTATTCCTAGAAACACCTAGTGTATTTGAGCTAAGATATAAATCGGGAAGAAGAAATCATCCATTCTTGCATAAATTTAAACAATGCTTCTTAACTGATATTTCAGTTAATTATACAGCAGAAGGAGTATATGCAACATATGAAAATAAAGAACCAATTTCTATGATTATGGATTTAACATTCAAAGAACTTGAACCAGTCTATGATATTGATTATCTTGATGATAGTGGTTCTGATAGAGATAATACGGTAGGATACTAATGGCATACTTTAAAGAATTACCAAACATATTATATCAATCATTCTTAAAATCCAAAAATTCTTCTTTGGATTATGTTGAAGTAAAAAATTTATTTCGTAGAGTAAAACTAAGAGATGATTTACAAAATGTTTTCACTATGTTTGATAAGTATGAAATACCTATAGGATTTCGTCCAGAAAATGTAGCAGAAGATTACTATGGTAGTGATGAATTAGATTGGGTTGTTTTAATGACTGCCAATATAGTTCACATGAGAAATGATTGGCCTTTAGATGATCAGGAATTATATGAGTTTGCACTTAATAAGTATGGTTCTGAAGGGGGACTATCCGAAACTCATCATTATGAAACAAAAGAAATTAAAGATAGTAGAGGACATGTAATTTTACCAGAAGGTAAAGTTGTTCAATCTGATTTTAAAGTAACATACTGGAATAGTATAGATGGAGAAACAGGATCCTATGTAACTTCTTCTACTACTGATACTAGAACAGGAATTGCAAATTATGTCTATGAAACACGTTTAAATAATGAAAAAAGAAGCATTTATTTACTTAAGAGAGAATATCTACAAGATTTCTTAAATGACTTTAGAGATATAATGGTATATGGTAGATCTTCTCAATTCGTAGATGATGAATTAATAAGAACGGAAAATACTAATATTACAATGCCATAAAAAAAGGGGTTCGTTAGAACCCCTTTCTTGTGTTATTCAGCAGCGAGTTTCGCAAAATACGAAAGTGCTTCGTCATCATCATCCGTGCTAGACGGAGTAGGTGTTGATGTAACAGCAGCAGTTACTAACTGTTCTGCTTCACCTCTATCACTATCCTCATCAATAGTTTCTGCATCTTGAGTAACTTTCTTATTACCAAGAACATAACTTAGACGAGTCTTAAGTTCATCATAAGACTTAAACTGATCTGTGGCAACAATTTCAGCAAGAGAGTACTCTTTCTTCCAGAGTCCTTCTAGTGCGTCATCATCATCAAGAAGTGGAGTAGTTGCAGTAAACTCTGAAGAATCATAGTTTCTGTAACCAGCAACGTTCTTTGCCTTCAATTTGAAGTTAGCACCTTGCCAGAAATCAAATGGATCAATTGCTTCTTCATCCTCAAACTCAGGTTGCATTGCTGCAGTTAGTTTGTCAAAGATTTTCTTCCCATACTTGTATAAGAATACTTTACCTTCGTTCTCAGGATTAGCAGGATCCTTTACAACATAGATGTTACTAATGTATGTAAGTTTACGCTTCTGCTTACGTGCAGTTTCTTTACCTGCATCTGTTCCATTGTTCCATAGAGTAGTATTAAACTCAGAAACTGGATCTTTCTGACCAAGAGTGGTTAGAGAGTTTTCAATATACCATCCACCAGGACCTTGGAAGGCATGGGAGTATAGTTTTACAAATGGTAGATCTTCACCATCTGGTGCAGGAAGGAAACG